TAGAGAAAGTATCCAAAAAGTATTCCGTAAGTATTCCAGCAGTCAAAAAGTGGTCTAAGAATTTTAATTGGCAATTCAGGGTTCAGCAGAGAGATATTGAAAATTCAAAAAGTCTTGAAAAGAAAACTAATAAGGAAGTCATAGATGCAAAAGCGGATTTTAGAAAGACGATTTTTGCAATCCACCAGACCTTAAAGAAAAGTTTGAACGAATTTATGAGGAAAAATGAGACAGTTCCGATAGAGGGTATAAAAGACCTAGAAAAAGTTGTACTAATTCTTGATAAGCTCGCAAGGCTCGACATGGGACTCGTTGGTGAAAGCATAGAAGGAGAGGCGGCTGATGATAACATCGCAGGTATTTTATGGAGAAAAATCCAACAATCACAAGAAGGAAGTTAAAGAATATGCAAGGCAAAATCTATACTTCTTTGCTAAAGAGATTCTCGGTTATGATCTCCAGGACTTTCATAGAGAGTGGTGTGAAGCCTTGCAGAGATATCCACGCATTTTATTGTTATCTCCAAGAGGCTCATATAAAAGCACGGTCATTAGTATTGCTTATCCTTTGTGGCTTCTTACAAATGATAATAACTTCAGGGTATTTATTCGTTCGGGAACTGACACGCTGGCAAAATCATTTCTCAGGGAAATCAAGGGACATATCGAACATAATGAGAAATTTCAATATTTGTTCGGTAAATGGCAAACGGAGACAAAGCACTGGCAAGAAACTTCAATTATCATTCCGAGGTCAAAATATATGAAAGAGGTTTCAATAGCAGTGGCAGGCATAGGAACCAGTGCAGTATCACAGCATTACGATGTGATCATAGACGATGACATCGTAAATAGACAGAATGTTGAAAGCTCAGAGCAGAGGGAAAAGGTAGTGCAAGCTTATAAAGATGATTTCGGCTTACTTGCTCCTAACGGTCAGAACGTAGTCGTAGGAACGAGATGGCACAATCAGGACATATACGGAAAGCTTTTAGAAAATCAAGATTATAAACGCATTCTATTCAAAGCGCATAAAGAAGATGGCAGTCTATTATTTCCTAAAGTCTTATCCGAGGAGTTTCTTGAGGGCCGTAAAAAGGACATGGGAAGTGCCTTATATTTATCTCAGTATGAAAACAATCCTCAGGCGTTACAAGGCATGATGTTTAAAAGGCAGTGGTTTGAGATAGTTGAGCAGGCACCGGCAGGTATTCAAAAGGTCAGGTATTGGGATTTGGCGGCAACAGAGATGGGTAAAAACGTAAACCCTGACTGGACGGCAGGAGCTTTACTCGGAGAGAAGGACGGTATTTATTATATCTGCAACATGCAAAGAATAAGAGGCACTCCTCTTGAAGTGGAGAATCTCGTAAAACAAACTGCTATGTTAGACACAACTGCGATAACTATTTACCAAGAACAGGAACCGGGAGCAAGCGGAAAAAGTGCAGTAGACCATTACCGCAGAGAGGTGCTAAACGGTTTTGATTTCCATGAAGATAAGAAAGCGAGTTCTAAAGAATTGAGAGCAAGACCAGTATCGGCTGCAGCAGAGGCAGGGAATGTGAAGTTAGTTAAAGGTAGTTGGAACAGCGACTTCTTAGACGAAATTGAGGCATTTCCAGAAGGCGATCATGATGACCAAGTTGATGCGGTCAGTGGAGCGTTTGAGAAATTAAGCTTTGAAGACATGGCGATAACTAATAAGCCGAAAGGTTGGTAGGAGGAATTATGTATGACAATTCATTTTTAAGCATAGGAAATAAATGGCCGCCTGGTACCGAGATAGAAAGGTTAAATACCTATGCAAGGAACCGTGAGTTATTCAAGGGAGAACACGAGAAGGTATTTTCAGCACAGAGGTATGTTTTGATGAAAGATGGGAAAGACCTTATTGAATTTAATCTCAACTGGAATAAAAGGCTTTCTGTTTTATTTGCTGACCTTCTATTTAATGAACCACCTCATATCACCGTCGGGACAGAAGATAGTCCAGAACAAGCATTTTTAACTGACCTATTGGAACAGACTGAATTCTTAGATGTTAGTTACAAGGTTACGATAGATCTCCATCGTTATGGAACGGGGCTTTATAAAACCTATTTATCAGATAGTAAGGTTAAAATACAATGCTTAACGCCTGCAATTTGGTTTCCCGTCGTTGAAATAAGCGACATTAATAATGTTATTGAACATGTAATTGCGTATGACAATAAAGTTAAATCTGACCAGAAATCATACTCATTATTTGTTGAAGAACATTTTAGGGGAAGGATTATTTATCATACTTTTGCTATTCAAGAAGATAAGATTGTGAAACAGATAGATGTGAGAGAAGAAGAAACGGGAATTGACGATTTTCTAATTGTGGACGTTCAGAACATTGCCACTTCAGATGATTTCATCGGAATGGACGATTATATGGATTTGGATACGATCATAAGCGGACTGGAAAGGCGGTTTATTCAGAGAGGGAAGATTCTTGACAAGCATGCAGACCCAAATATGACAGGGCCAAGAACTGTAATCAAAGCCGATCCTATTACTGGAGCTACGAAAGTTGATGTTGGAGGTGGAAGATACTTTCCGAGAAATCCCGGAGATGTAGAGGTCCAATACGTAACATGGGAAGGACAACTTGCCGCGGTTGAACAGGAGATAGTTGATTTGATGGAACAGTTGTACGCGTTATCAGAAACCTGTCCTGCTTTATTTGGACAGTTGAAAGCAGGACTTGCTGAAAGCGGAAGTGCTTTGAAAAGACTTCTAATCTCTCCGCTTCTAAAGACTTTAAGGTTAAAGAAGTGCCTTGATCCTGCAATGAAAAAGGTTTTAATAACCGCCTCAAAGCTTGCCGAAAGCGGTAAAATGGATAATGCAACACTATTTAGTAAGAAGATAATTTCAATTGACTGGCAAGATGGACTTCCAAATGATATGACTGAACAGGTTGCAAATGAAAGCACGGCAGTTAATTCAGGGTTGAGCTCACGAGAAAGCTCAGTCAAGAGATTATGGAATTTGGAGGGAGAAGCTCTTATTCAAGAACTTGACAAGATAAACAAAGAACAATCGGCAAAACAACCGAATCCTCCAAGCACAAGTTTACAGCCTCTCGCGGAGAACCTCAAAGCAATAACGATAAATCCAGGTGCAAATGTTAATAAATAGTTATCTTAATTTTGTAAATAGATTGAATGAAGCTGAAGCTAGTAGAGTCATCAAATTGTATTCTGACGCAGAAAAGCAAATATTAGCTCTGATAAATTCAGGACTTCTGAATCCTTATCAAGTTGGCTTTTTGAAAGGCAAGTTAGCTGAAGCCGATAAGATTTTAGGATATTTAAATCAAGGTTCTAAGCAATGGACTCAGGAAATGGTAAACGATATGTATGGGGCAGGTGTAAAGTTTGCAGGTATAACAGCAGGCATAGAACTGAGTGAAAAGGTTTTAGCAAACAAGTTTCATCTTGAAGCGATGAATGTATTGGCAAATAATGTTTATGGACGGCTTGATGAGATAACGGGAATTGTTGGTAGAAGAATAGATGACATTTACAGAAGCGTAGCGCTTGAATCTATCAAATCAAACGTTGCAGGGTTTGATTCATTAAGCAAGGCTGCAAAGAATATAAGAGAGCAGTTAGCAAGTCAAGGTATTACCGGTTTTGTTGACAAAGCAGGGAAACAATGGGACATGACTACTTATTCTGATATGGTTGCAAGGACGACAACTATGGAAACATTCAGGCAGGGAACAACAAATCAATATCTTGCTGACGGAATAGACTTGGTGCAATTCAATACTGCAGTCAGTCCAACGACGTGTGAGGCTTGCAAGAGATGGATCGGAAAGATAGTAAGTTTAACAGGGAAAACTCCTGGATATCCAACGCTTCAAGACGCAATTGATGATGGAATGCTGCATCCTCGCTGTATACATTCTTACCATGTAGTTGAACCTAACTTACAAGCGTTACAAGAAGAGAATGCGAGACTTGAACAAATACATGCGGGGGGTTAGATGCCTTATAAAAGAGCTGGCAAAAGTGTAATGGTTAAAAGAGGCAAGAAGTGGGTTAAGAAAGGTGCATCTGCTTCCACCTCGAAAGCAAAGAAATATTTGAGACTTCTAAATATGGTTGAACACGGAGTTAAATTAAACAACCGACGGGTTGGGAGGTAAAAATGGCAGAAGACAAAAAGGTACTTGAGCCTGAAAATCAAGGAGAAGCAAAGACTTTTACGCAGGAAGAAGTAAACGCAATTATCAAAGACAGGTTAGCGCGTGAAAAAGAGAAGTACAAGGACTATGAAACAGCTATGCAAAAACTGAAAGAGGTAGAAGAAAAAGAAAAAGCAAACCTACCAGAGATTGAAAGATTGCGGAAAGACGTTGAAGAGAAAGAGAAACTCGTTGCTTTAAGAGACGAGGAAGTAAAACAGCAAAAGTTATTGAACATAAAACTTGAATTGCTGGATGCAGAAGGACTTCCGAAGTTTTGGGCTAAAAGAATACTCGGAACAACGGAAGAAGAAATCAAAGCCGATATTGAGGAAATTAAGAAAGCTTTGGGAGAGAAGAAAGAAAATGTTGGCAAGGCAACAGCCCCTGCCTCCACCGGAGGTAAAGAGCTAACGATGAACGATATAATCAGGGGCAGAATAAAATAAACTTAGGAGGTTTATTATGGCAGTATTAAGTGATGCATTAGGAAGGGACAATGTATCAGCCCTTATGCCTAATGAAATATCAGCAACAATCATCAAAGAAGTAGCGAACGCATCAGCTTGTTTAAGTTTGATGAAGAAACTTCCAAATATGTCAAAGGGAGTTTATCAAATGCCTATTCTAAATGTTCTTCCAACTGCTTATTTCGTTGGAGAAACTTCAGGCATTCCTGATTTAAAGCACGCGACAGCATTGGCTTGGGCTAATAAGTATGTTACTGCGGAAGAGGTAGCAGTAATCGTTCCTATCCCTCAGGCCTTTTTAGACGATTCGGAATACGATGTTTTTGCAGAAGCAAAACCTGCAATTGAAGAGGCGTTTGGGCTTTTAATTGACCAGGCAATTCTTTTCGGAACTTCAGCACCTACAAGTTGGCCTGACGATATTCTTACGGGCGCAACTGCGGCAGGGAACATTGTTAAGATAGGGACAGGCGACGATGTATATGAAGACCTGCTCGGAGAAGATGGACTCATTGGCAAGATTGAAGCGGAAGGTTTCTTTGTAAATGGAACTATCGCTGATTTATCAATGAGAGCAAAGTTAAGAGGTTTGAGAGACGCCGATGGCAATCTTATCTTCAATACAATTCAGGACCAGGCGAGATACGTTCTTGATGGACAATCAATTCTATTTCCTTTAAATGGGGGAGTAGATGCCTCAAAAGCATTACTCGTTACCGGAGATTGGAGTAAGGCTGTTTATTCAATCAGGCAAGATATGACCTACAAAGTTCTTACTGAAGGAGTCATTCAGGATACAAGCACCAAAGCTATTCTCTATAACCTTGCACAGGAAGATATGATTGCGCTTCGTTGCGTAATGAGATTAGGTTGGCAACTTCCTAATCCTGTAAACAGAATTCAGGCTACTGAAGCTTTAAGGTATCCTTTTGGCGTTTTAACCCCATAGGGAGGGCGATATGAGTAGAGCAGGTTTTAACCCCTCTGGGGCAAAACTGAAAGGTGTTGGAGCAACAACCTGTTTAAGAGGTTTTATTGCTCATTATCACTCAGCACCTTTGGCTTCGGTCGTTGACAAGATTCACGCCGCCTATACTCTTACGACAGCACAGGATGTTACTGCAGGAATAACCCAGCCCGATGTTCCAAGAGTTTTAAGTATTACAGGAACAATGGCAGGAGCAAGTCTAACCGGTGATGTCACTATCTATGGAACTGATGCAAGTGGAGCAAGCATAAATGAGGCGATTGCTCTTAACAATAATGCAACAGTTGCCGGATTGCAGGCATTCAAAACAATTACTAAAATCCATTTTCCTGCAAAGGTTACAACAGCAGATACAGTTAAGGTTGGGACAACTGATGCACTCGGATTGATTCATTGTTTAACCCTTGAGTGCATTGTCAACCACTACAAGAACAATGTGAAGGAAACAACAGCACCAACGGTTACCATGAGCGCAACTGTCTTGAGCCTTAACACAGTTAAGCCACACACTACGATAAATGGTGATGCAGTAGATATTCTATACATCATCTAATTGTTTGGGGAGTGGTTTGCCTCCTTGCCCCACTCCCTTTTATAGGAGGATTGTATGAAGATTAAAATGTTAACGTCGGTTGTTTATCAGTCTAAAAAGTATGCAGAAGGCACGGAAGTAGATATGCCCGACGATACTGCTTTGCGATGGTGCAGGCACAAGATTGCAACTTCTCTGGAACCTGAGAAGATGATTGAGAAAGATGTTAAGAAGAAAAAGAAATGATACTCTATGTTGAAGTAGTTGACGCTGATAAATATTTCAGCACAAGACCATTCTCAAATGACTGGCTTGAAGCAAGCGATGAAGATAAACTCAGTTGCTCAACTCTTGCGCAGAGGCACATTGATTCACTACCTCTTGTAGGTAGGAAACTTGACTATACGCAGGCAAATCAATTCCCAAGATATTATGCAAGTGAAAACGTGACAGATGACTTTGAATTCATTTACAACACTACAACAATTCCTCAGGAAGTTCAGGATGCGGTTTGCGAAGAGGCTTTTGCTATCCTAAAGTATATGGATCAAGAGAGATTCAGGCTACGAGAACAGGGGGTCGTTACTGCTTCAAGAGGTGGACTGTCGGAGAGTTATGAAACCTATGAACCTCTCGGAGTATTGCTTTCTTCTGAGGCGACAAGACTAATGCAGGACTGGATAAACTCAACTCCAAGCATATGATTATAACGATTACAGGACTTGAAAAGTTAGGATTGAAGGCTCAAAGAGATTTAGCGAAACTTCCTGACTTGCTTCAAAGAGGGCTTATAGATGGCGGAAGAATTGCAGAGGCTTATGCTTCGGATTATCAATTCGCCTACAAACACGGACGCGCAACAGGCCAAGTAAATGCGAGATATACATATCTTTTAGAGAATTACTATACGATTGCTCTATACAGCGCATCAGACCATTGGCGATTTGTGGAATATGGAACAGGTGTTTTCCATATACCTGAACCACACTCGGCTTGGTATAAAGCAAGTTATCCTTTCAGAGGTTTACATCAAGGACAGCATCCACAGCAAATGCTTACTAATGCTACTAAAAATCACTTGCCTGAAATAAGCAAAAAGGTATGCGATACGGTTCAAGGAGGACTTTGTGGGACTTAGGGAAGAGATAGCAAAAAAAATCAAGAGTGCAGAAGTTAGAGGGTTCGACAATATTGAGTTCAAACCGGACACAGTTTACATCAGGGAATTGCCTGCCGAAAAGGCTAAGTATGGCAACACCACATCAATTGAGATGGTGGTGGTCACTAAAACAGAAGACGACAACTTGTATAAAACTTTGGAGCAAGAGATTGGAGTTCACGGAGTTTTTGGAGATTATTTTATTCAGTTAATCTCTTACACCACAGAATCTCCGGTGAAAGCTCTTGATAATGTTTGGACGAGAAGGCTGTCTTTGAAAATTGTTTGGGAGGTATAAATGGCGGCAAGTGAAATCACAGTTCAACAAATAGTTCCTGAAGGGATAACGGTAACCTTTGAGGCTTGTAATGTTGATGGAAACTATTTTTTAAACATTGACGGACAATGCGAGGTCAGAGTAGAGAATACGGATAGTTCTCAAAAGACCGTTCACATTGCTTCGCCAAAAGCCTGCAGTCAGGGATACACTCATCCGTTAGACGTGGTAATTCCTGCGACAAGCGGGAAGAAGAGTTTAGGCACATTTAACACATCGCGTTTCAATGATGACAACAACTATGTGCAATTAACATATCCTGACGGAATTACAGGATTGACAATAGCAGTAATAAAATATTAGGAGGTTTTAGATGCCAAATCCTTTGATTTTTGGGATTCAAAGTAACACAATGCCTACTGGCTATACTGGAACGGTAGTGAATTCTTTTACATCAGATTACACTCTGGAAAAGAACGAAAAAGATTTTACAGGCAATCCTCCAGTTGTAGTTGACACAAGATTGACCTCAATAAAGTATAAGCATGTTATGAATGCGACGGCGGGTTTCCTAACCAAGCCTGATGCGCAGGGAGTTATTGATTTACTGAATACTTCGGTCACGGTCACGATTACTTCTATGGATACAGTAACGGAATCAATTACGGGAACTCTCGTAAAAGCAACTCACTCCGGAGATAAAGAGGGCTGGTGGGAAGTTGCAATGCAAGTTGAAGCAATAATGACACAGACAGCGTAATGTATACACATAAAGATTTGCAGGAATGCTTTGATATGACAGGAGTAAATCCTCTTGTTCTCACCGATTCAGCTTTTAACCTTGATAACCTCAAAGGTCTGAATCCGAAAGTTTATCAATATATGGTTTGGAAACTGAGGAAAAAAGACAACCCGAACTTGCAAATGTCGGATGTGGAAGAATACGACTTTGAAGAGATTAGAAAGGCGGTAAGGGATTTTTTTTTGAAGGGATAGTTGATACAAGGTTTATAGAAACCTGTGTTAACTTGATGAGAACGGGCTGGTTAAAACTGACAATCAGCGACCTTGCAGTTATGCCTATTGCAGAGATTAACCAACTTATAACTGAACTGAATAAAAGCGATGCAGATCCCTTGCCTGATAAAGAGGATTTCAAAAATCAGGTCAGAGAGTTAATAAAAAAAGGGAAACTTGATAAGAAGTTTGCGGAGGAGAAATGACAGAAGAACAGTATGTTATATTAAAAGCTGATATTGATGATGTAAATAAGAAACTTGATTCTCTGTTAGGAAAGACTAATACCACAGCTTCAGCTATGCAATCCTCCTTTGTTCGTATGGCAAATCAAATTGCAATGGCAATCGGAGTTGCTTTCTCTGTCAACCAACTCGTGCAGTTCGGCAAGCAGTCAGTAGAAGAATTCAAGGTTATGCAGTTGTCGGCAATTGAACTTGCAAATACTCTAAAGAACATTGGAGTTCCTCCGAGTGCAATAACGTCAATTCAAGATATGGTTAGCAATCTTTCTAAAGTTTCTTTATTTAAGCCTGAAGAAATCAATTCTGTCTTAATAGATTTAGTGCGTAGGTTCGGAGATGTAGGTTTGGCGGTCAAAGCCTTGCCTGTGGTTATTGAAGGCGCGAGAAACGGAATAGGAGATTTAACTACAACAGAGAATGAACTTGTGTTGGGAGTTCAAAATGCTAATGCAGGCATCACAACAGCAGGCAGGGGATTGAAGGACTTCGGAATAACAATAACGAAAGGCAAAGATGCAACTCAATTACTTGATGAGGCAATGCTTCACGTGAAGGGGTCAACTGACGCATATACTACCTCTTTGGCAGGAACAGAAAGTGTCGGCACTTTGGCAATAACCTCCCTTAAAAACACCATTGGCTCTAAATTAGCGCCTGCAATTGAAGGAATAAACTTAGGACTGGCGACACAAATAGGTCTTTGGACTGCAAGTGGAGTGGCAGGCACTAATGGAATGGCTTCAATAAGAGATGTGAGTTTTACTCTTGTAAATATCATTGGAGCTTTAGGGGATTCAGTAGTTGAGTTTTTGAAAACCTGGTATCAATTAACAGCGCATCCCTTAGGCATAGGTATTGATTTCAAAGGACTTGAAGAAGAATGGAAACAGGTAGGCAAGGAATGGAAAACGGTATTCACTTTGCCTCCAACCAACACAACAAATGCAACAGAAGCGTTAGATGCGATAGAAAAGAAAGCCCTTGAACTATTGAAATCGTTAGGACTTGTAGGAAACAGCATTGACGATAATACGAATTCAGCAAACGCTTTCAAAGCGGCGTGGGCTTCAATAAACATACAAGGACTGAATGTGCCTGAACTTACAAAGTTTGTTGGAAACTTGAATATGGCGACAATTCCTAAAACTACACCGACACCTCAAAATCAAAGTAAGTTGGACATAACACTAACCATAAATATGTCTAACAAAGAGTCAGCAGTAGGCGGTGGATACGGAGCACAGGTTCAGACTTCTTGGCACGGTCAAGGATTGGGACAACTTGCTCCCTTGCAACCGGGAGTTCTAACGCCTTTGCAACCTTTTGTTTCACACGGAACTGTTTATATTCCAGGAGGTAGATAATGTCTTTCACTCTTGATTATTCAAAAACAGGAAGTGCAGTTATAAGCGATTCGTTGGATATGTCAATCAACGAAGGTAGTTTTACGAAGGGATTGAATGGCTTTGTTTTCTATCAAAGCAATTACATACAGAGAGTTTTGACAATTGAGTGTCGCTCTCCATCTCAGGCATCAAGCTTTGTTGCTTCCGCTAAAATAGGAAGCGAGTTTTCGTATGACGGAAAAACTTACTATGTGAAAGACGTTTCCTTAGTAGAAAACTGGGGAGAGGCAGGAGCGAATTGGACTGGCGCGAGTTGGAGATATAACTTAACTCTGGTAAAAGAAAAATGAAGATAGTTCAGATTTCAAAAGTGTATTCAATAAAAATAAAAAACACGGAGATTCTTACTTCTGCGTCTAAAAGGATATTGCTTTCTTTGAGTTGGGGAGGAGGGCTTTTTGATTTTGCAAGCGCACAGATAACCATATTTGAGCCGATACCTGCATTAACAACCATAAGCGATTATGGAGGTTTATGGACCATTTCTGTTGATGGTAATCAGGTGTTTCAAGGCTTCGCAGAAACTCCAAAAAAAGAAAGGGCAATGGGAGGCAACATTTTTACTTTCAACCTGAGAAGTATTTTATATGCTTGGGATGTCCTGCTAACGAATAAATCTTTTGGAGCGACTGGCTCAGGTGCAAGCGTTATTTTAGACCCTGATAATATGACTACATATCTGCAGTATCTCGTCAATACGGTTGGAGCAGAATCAGGAATACACTTTGCAGGCACATTGCCTCAAAACAGTATGCCTTTTTCAGAACTCTACGAGAACGGAGTGTTGTCAGTAACCAACTCAACATACTTGTCAGAAATTCAAAGAGCCTGTCAGGCACTTGGCTATATTGTTTTCGCTGACCCTGCAGGAGATACTGGTGTAGGTGCAATAAGAATCATTGATGCCTTGAACTCTCCACCGGCAGTTGTGCTTACAAGTGCAGGGCATTACTTGGATAGTTTAAATGCAAGTTTTTCAGTATCAATTGCTTCTATACCTGCAACGGTTTTGGTTGCTGATGATGTGAATCAACAGGGAGTTGCCTATGGCTTTAAGAACTCTGGTGCCGACTACGATAGAACAAATTTTGATAAGACTAGATTGAACAACATTGCCTTTGCGACAACGGTTGGAATTGATAAGGCAAAACTGCCTGGAATTGCTCAACAGATTTACGACATCTCGAGAAAGGCAAGTCAGATTTTAACTTTCAGAATTGCCTGTCTTTTAACTGATAATCAGGCGTTGGGATATTCGGCTTCTTGGGTGGATTCAATGGGGAACTTGGGACTTTACACGATACAAAAATACACATCTTCCATAACTCCACAAGAACTATATTCAGAGATTGAGGCGTATGTAAAATGAGCGTATTAGATACCGAGAGACTTATAACTTCTTATCAGCACTCTAATCCTCAGTTGGTTATTCTTGGAACTGTTGCCGATGGCTCAGGAGAAGTCACTATTGATTGGCAGACTTCTCACAATGTTGTTTTCGTTACTAAACCTATCATTTTGGCAATCTATCCTGAGGGAGTTGCAACAGGCGCGACTTCACAGCCAATTTGCTATCATCAAGAATGGATAAAGGACGGAGAAAACTACACAGGTATGAAAGTCTATTCGGCAGGACTTGGAACGAATATTCACTGGGCAGTTATGGGGATAGTGAAAAAATGATAACTTCAATAATTAAATCAGGCGGAAATTCTGAAGGAAATGGTCAGAGAAAATTAGTTAAAGATTCTAATGGAGTTTTGCATTGTGTTTATTCCAGGATAGCAAATGGAAGAAACAATATATTTCACTCTTATTCTTCAAATGGAACAACTTGGACAGAAGAAGCGATAACTAACGATGACACATATTGGCAAGAATATCCCAGCATTGCTATTGATAGTTCAAATAATTTGCACGTGGTATGGCACGGAAAAGATGTTTCAAATCCAAATTATTCTCAAATCAAATATTCTAAACGCACTACTTCTTGGAGTGCACCAATCAATTTAACCGGTGGTGGAAATTATTATCAATTTTATCCCTCAATTGCTGTTGATAGTTCTAATTATCTACACGTAACTTGGAGCGGGAGGAGTGCTTCAAATCCAAATTACGACCAAATTCGCTATATTAAATACACAACTTCTTGGGGCAGTATAACAGATTTGACTTCTGAAAATTATAACCAAATGGTATGGCTAAGTATCGCCATAGATTCATCTAATAATATTCATATAACTTGGTTAGGACCTCACGGCTCTCCAAATACTTGTATAAGTTATATAAAATATTCTGGAAGTTGGGGTTCAAGAGTAGATTTAGATACAAGTGCCTATCTTTCTTCGAACGACAGCAGACCTTGTATTGCAATAGATAGTAATGATTATTTATATGTTGTTTACATGAGAAATAATGAATCATACGACAGCATTTATTTGGCTAAATTCACGACCTCTTGGCAAACCCCAGAAGTTATTTTTAACAATACTGGCTATCCTTATGTGGGGAGTCCTCAATATCCAGTAATCGCCATAGATTCTAATGATAAAATACATGTTCTTTTTGCCGATACTTATGGGATTCAATACATATATTATGTTTCTTCTTGGAGTGGTTTGCAGACCCTTACAACTGGAAGTTTTGATTTATATCCAAATATATTGTGGGCAGAAAATAATGTTCCAAGTAAGGTTCAGTTCATATGGACTGATTATTACAATTTAAATTATTCTGAAATCGTTCCTTTTGTCCCAATCAAACGGTGTATGTCTTTTTGTCAATTTATAAGAAATTCAAAGAGAGTAAATGCATAAAATAATAAATTTCACTTGGAGGTGAATTATGGAAGAAAGTAAAGACATTGTTTTGGAAGTTCAAGATGCTGTTGTTAAAAGTCAAAACACTATTCTTTTAGAGAACGTTCTAAAAGAATTAGAAGAAGTTTTCAAAGAACTTAAAAAATTAGAGGAGGCCAAAAATGGCTAAATTCACAAATGATGTAGTTTTTGATGGTTTTGATAAGTATATTGCAGGTGTTGCAGTAACACCAGATACTACAAACGACAGGGATTTATGTGTGTGTTCTGCACAGCCTACTACGAGAACAGAAGCGATAACGACTTATATGCTGGCAAAAACAACACTTGTTAAGTCAAGTGATTTCACTATTGCCGATGACCCAGCTTCTCCTTATGGTAGAAAAGTTACTACTACTCAGAAAACAGGAGTTTCGGTAACTAATTCAGGAACAGCGGTATATATAGCGATTTGTGACGGAACTAACCTTTTAATTGTTACTACCTGCACATCACAAGTATTGACCGCGGGAAACACGGTAACCATTCCTGCATTTAAGGCACAAGTCGGCGACCCTACATAATGGGCATAATTAATTTTGTTAAGAGGATGCTTGGTATTCCTATCCAAAAACCACCTACTCCTATTAAACCGCCAAAAGAGATACCACCAACTCCACCGCCAGAAAAGGAGTAAAATTTGTCATCTGAAAATCATATATGTCAAAGTGCTGGAAATCCAGATTCTTGGACAGACCCAACATACATAACAGCAGATGATACAAGTTATGCGTCGAAGTATTTAGTTACGCACACAAGTAGCTATATAGTAGGCTACAATTTTGGATTTGCTATTCCAGATGGAGCAACAATAAATGGAGTCGTAGTAGATTTAATAGTGCATGGTGGATTAATGCAGTTAAGTAGTCTCGGAAGTGGAGCAAGACTTGGAACTTGGAATGGTTCAACTTTTACGCTTAATGGAGCAAGTAAATATGATTCTACAGCGTGGGGAACATCGGATACGGAGATAAGTTTGGGAAGTTCATCTGATTTATGGTCGGCAACTCTTACCCCTTCGGTTATCAATGATTCCGCTTTCGCCGTTTCCATTTGTCCATATAACGGAAAAGTCTCCGCTACAGCATATATTGATTACATCAAGGTTACTATAACTTATACATTAGGCTCAGTTACCTTAACGGTTAGCGATATAATTCATTTACATTCTATTGATAACATTGCTTTAGTTCAGCAACACTTACTGGCCATCCAAGATTTACTTCATTCACAGGTAGCAGATGATAACATTGCTTTAGTTCAGCAACACTTACTGGCCATCCAAGATTTACTTCATTCACAGGTAGCAGATGATAACATTGCTTTAGTTCAGCAACACTTACTGGCCATCCAAGATTTACTTCATTCACAGGTAGCAGATAATATCAATTTGACCCAACAACACTTGCTTACGATCCAAAACCTTCTTCATACTCACAACGTAGATAATGTTGATTTAATACAACAATACCTTTTAGTAATACAAAATATGCTTAACTCGCAAGGAATTGATAACGTATCTATTTTACAGCAACATCTCTTGGCTATTCAGAATTTACTTCATTCACAGGTAGCAGATAATATCAATTTGACCCAACAACACTTGCTTACGATCCAAAACCTTCTTCATACTCACAACGTAGATAATGTTGATTTAATACAACAATACCTTTTAGTAAT